CTATCGTCTTCTCCCAATGAAGGAAGAAAACAACTCGACACCATCCGATGACGTTGACCTCATGGTCAACTGCGATAGTTGTGGGGAGACCCGCTGCTACTGTACTTTGTGTGCTACCAATTCCGGCTCTTGTGGAGCGAATTGTACCTGCACCAAGTGTGTAGAGTGTGGATCTGCTCGTAAGGTCTGGGATGAATGCCGCAAATGCGGAGCAAACATCTGCAAGTATTGTCGTGGATGGCACTCATGCGAGAGTGACCAAGAAGATGACAATACCCCTAACGAGACTCCCCGAATTTCTGCAACTGTTGCTCCCGGAAACAAGACTGGAGTTTCTCCAGTATCCTCACCGACAGGCGGTCAGCCTGTGGGGATAACGATTTGTGACCGCACAACAGCAATTGTTCGTGGTTTATCTCTCTTGCTGCGCCATCATGGCGCGAGAGAACCTGTAGTGGCTGCGCTCGATGCACAGTTCCACGAGTATCTTGATAACTCCGAGGATGAAAAGGTCTGGCTCAAACGCGCAAAGTATGCGCTTGCTTACCCTCTCTCGAAATATCTCAAGAACGAACTTCCTCCTCCTCCAGATTCGGTGTTGAAACCATCTGGGATCCTCCGCGGTTGGATGAAACCGCGTCTGGCCCGTTTCTGTCGGGCTAACACACACTTGTGGTATAGTTGGTTACAGTGTAAACGCTCGTCTGAACCAGCTTCCTCGTCTATCGTGAAATCGACCTATGACGACCACTTGATAGCTCTCACCTCCCCGGACCGCGGGGATGTGGATACGATTGATGCCATTTTCCAAGATCGGACTTTCTGTCGCCTTCTGGATGGCCTTCGTAATGAGATCCGAGAACGCTCTGTTACTATGAAAGATGCGCTCGGTCTCAGTCCTTCCACATCTGCTTCCTACGAAAGCAAGAGGAATGAGGGTGGACAGCACGGTGAACTCTGCCGGCTGATCCGCATGCCTTTTACATCGTCCCATGGACTCTCGTCTGAGATGTGTGGCATGTTATTTCTTCCCGTTTGTATAAGACGGGATGGCGCACGACAGTATAATGTGTGCGTCACCACGCGTGTCCCCTGCGGTTACGACGCGTGGAGAGAGCTCGGTGATTATGCTCTCCATCTGGCTAAGCGCCATCTTTGTTGTACGATTCAAGCTGTCCTTGAGCCCTTTAAAGTTCGTGTGATCAGTAAGGGCGAAGCTTTGCCATATTTTACAATGAAGCCTCTGCAGCGAATTATTCATACTTTCCTGCGGAAGGAACCTGCTTTCCGTCTTATCGGCAGACCTTTCTGTGCTGCTGACATGATTGACCTTGCGAAGAAATCAAAACCTACCGATCAATGGTTTTCGATAGACTATAGTGCAGCCACGGACAACCTGTCGTGGCGATACTCTTCGCGTATCCTGTGGTATGTTACCCAGGACCTCCCTGCCTTTTGGAGGGATTTGGCTTACCAGACCTTAGGTCCCCATCGACTATTCTACCCTGAAGGTAAAGGGGTTGTTGAGAAGGGTTTTATGGCAAGCGGTCAACTCATGGGTTCTATACTCTCCTTTCCGTTTCTGTGCCTAGCTAATCTCGGTGTTTATCTCTTGAACACCGCTGTCTCCCAATCGGGTTGGACAGATCGTGAACGTTTAGACCATGTGTTGGTGAACGGTGACGATATGATTTACGCCGCAGATCCCAGTCTTTGGCCAGGACATATTAGTCTGGCAGGCGCCGTTGGATTGAAGATGAGTGTCGGAAAGGCTTACTGTCATCCGGTGTATGCGAACGTCAATAGTACTAGTGTTCATTACGACCTTCGGAAGGCTAATGAAATCAGTTCAAGAAGTAACTATTGTCCAGTTGATCCCTTTGAAGTCGCAGTCGGTGTTCCCCTCGCTTGGAAGAAAGCTCCCAAGTTAAAGATCTGGGGTTACAGTGAGCAACCGTATCGAATTGACTACCTCAATGTAGGTCTATTCTATGGTCAACATAAGGTTCAGGGTAAGTCCGATGCAGGCCCCGATATGGAGAGTTGTGAGAATCTTGCTGAGTCAGGTGCCGAAACGTTCGCACTGGCTCAGGCCCATATGTCTCAACAACCGAGCGATCCTTTGTGTGTTAATTTGAACGTCGTCTTGCAAGGGTCACTACCCGGACGTCAAACAGATCTGCTCAAGTGGTATATTAAAGAGAATTCGGTAGGGCTCCGCCGTGAGTGTGCCGTCCTCGTCGAGAATAGAGGTCGGGTCTGCCTTCAGACTCGTAATATGTTCCTCCCTGAATGTCTCGGGGGTATGGGTGTGATCCCCCCCCCCGGCTGGCGAAACCTTATAAAGCCTATCCATCGTTGGATAGCCGCCAGTCGTGTCGCCGAAGGATTAGACCTCGCGGGTGCTCGACCCTTACCGAATTGGGAACTAGAAGAATTCGAGGCAATGAAAGCCGTTCCCTGGATGAAGCCTGAAACTGAGACTCACCTACTACCAACCTTCCATGGCGTTTCGTCCAAGTACAAACGCGCTGGTCTTGATCCTTTCCCTTCGTCTGCTGGGATTGTAATGAGACTGAATGGTGGTGGTATGCGTGGCTATAAGTCCAAGTCTGTCAGATTGATTCATCTCTTCTCCTCTGGATGTATCCCCTATGTTCCGCGGGGTTGCCCAAGGAGTTCCAAGCTACTTGAGTGGTGAGAGAGGTGCTGTTGTGGAGATTGATCCAGGTCCTGAGCAAGACGTTAAAAGGCTCATGGGGTTCTTTGACCCAAGTCACCCAAAGGTTACCAAGAGTGGTAGCCAGGCCCGTTGTTCCGAGCTAAGTTGGAAAGATGTGGCGTAATTCGTTCTGCCCTCCGCATTCGAACGATACGCTTTTCCTAACCATAAATGCCGAGAGACTGCACGGGTGAACCTGTGGATAAACTTTTCCGTGAGCTCCTCAGGCCTTGTAAGCCTGCAGCGACCCCGACTTGTTGAATTCAGGGTGTCAGAGGATGTACAGTCCGCGCCTGTTCACGCGCATCCCATACATGAATAGATCAAATCTCCCTCAACGTTTTGCGGTACGTAACCGCACGAAGAAGACTCCTCTCCGTAATCAACAGACAGGTGGCCAGATGATTGTCTGGCAGCCTCGGGCACAGCCTCTTCGGCTCCGAGGCTCGCAGATGCAGTATTCCCAGCAGCTGCAGCCCATCCAGCGCTTCCAACGCGCTCCCCAATCTGTCCAACGCTCCCGACCAAGGAGTTCTCGTTTGGATCGTCCGTTCGGCGATTCGCAACAGGTTGGTTCTGTCGTACGATCTCGTGTCACGAAGAATGGCATCCAGGATATTCGTAGTCTCCGTGTCGCATGGTGCGCAGGATTCACTTATGTCGGTAACGGAACAAACGGCACGGCCGATTCCGTTTATTATGCCCCATTTTCTGGTGGCACTCCCAAGTATCTTATTATTGGGAATACGACTGGGATCTCTGGTCAGGCCCCGATCCTTTCGGCCGACCCGGATGTAGGCGCAGCTTACTTAGAGGATGTTGAGAAGCATTTTGCTCGGAAGATCATCAAACGGATGTGGATCCATGTTGACTCTCTCCAGCCTTCGACTTCCAACAATATGATGGCGGCAATCGGTGTTTCGCGTGGACCGGGTGGTTCCGACACGTCTTTACCCGATGTAGTAGCCACTGCATCAGTCCTTGCTAACACGGTACCCAACGTTCTCTCCATGAAGAAAAGCTTCACTGTTGATTCATGGGAACATTCTAGTCACGAAATCACTGATTGCATTGCAGGTGGTTCCGGTCCCCGACAGAATGAGTTCGAGGTTCAGGGCTTTGCCCCCCATGTCACCGTTGAGAGTTTCTACTCCAATGGTTCGACAGGCTCAACCTCAATGACGACGATAGGTCTCGTACCTGCTAGTTTTGCGGTCGCTGGTAATTCAACTTCAGCCGGCCTCCGCGGGACGAATGTGCACCAGATCACCTTTGAACAAGAGATCGACCTTGTCGACTTTGTGGGTGGTATGTCTGGTCCTAATCCGGAGAATTGATCTCCTTTGTATGCGCGACTTCCTTAAGTCAAATGATGGTCAAATTGGTTCTTTGTGACGAAGCCGGCGAAAGACTGCCGTAAGTCATCTGGGAGATTAAGCTTTCCCAAACCAGCGCAACCTGCATGTGCAATTCATGCCATCCTACCCTGAGCTTAAAGGGTGTTCCAGGATGCGGTTCGTAAGTTATCAGAGTTTACGCTCTAGGTAGTTAAAGGAATAGGACTCTTGACGAGTTCCCTACTACCACTCCATACAGTACTCAGGCGTGTAAGCCCGGGCCCTCGGTAAGTCGACTAAATCGCGCTTGGGAGGCAACTGCTGGGTAATGGAGGTGTGTGAACCGAAACACAAC